AGTTTGATCATGATCCATTATTAAAGATTAAATCAAGAGAAGTAGACTTAAAAGCTATGGATACTCAAAGAAAAGACCAAGAAATGAAGCAAAGAGGCGAAATAGATAGAGCTAAATTGGTTCAAAACAAAGATATCAATGATGAGAAGCTTGAACAAAACGAAGATTTAGCTATACTACGAGCAGATACATCTTTGGTCAAACAGCAAATGGGTGATCAAAATAGAAAAGATATTGCGCGTATGAAAGCTAAAGATGTTAAAGTATTAAAAGGACCAAAAAGTTAGGAGCAACAATGGCAAAAAGCAACGATAAAAGCGCTGCACAAGGAGTTAACCATAAGCAATTCATCAATAAAGATGGATACCCAAAAGGTGGCGTAGCGGTTAAAATTCCTGAAGGCATTCCAACTACTAATAAAGTAAATGGACAAAAGAGAATGCTTGCAGAAAAAAGATCTACTGTAAAGTGGTATTAGTATGTGGTTATCGGCAATTAAATTAGCCGTCTCTGCTGGTAGTAAAATTTATGCTAATAAGCAGAGAGCAAAGGTGGCTATGTCTGATGCACAGTTATTGCATGCAGAACGACAAGCGCGAGGTGAGGAAGCTTACCAAGG